TGAAACAAAAAGAATTTACAGTTCAAGCACTTATGCTACCAACGGACGTGTGTATCCGTTCAATGGAAATTGCGTTCATGAGTGACCAATTGTCTAAAGGGTCAAATTCGTTCACGGACAAATTCGCATTCATGGATTTCTTCTACGATTATTTGAGTTCAATTTTAGCTGAACAAATTGAGAAATTAACATTCACAGGTACAGTTGGTGTTAACGGAGTTGACGGATTAGAGGTTAAAATGGCGGCGGATGCAAACGTTTTAAAACCAACGGCAGGTAATGGAGGTGTAGCATCAGCAATTACATCTGCTAACGTTGTGGCAAAATTAACGCAAGCTAGAAATGTATCGCCAAAAGAGGTGAAACGCAAATCAGACTTCGTCTACATCGTCGCAAGAAATGTATACGATGCCTTAATGGATGATGTTTCAACAAACAAAGCAAGTGGATTGTATTTTGGAGATAGCAATGGAACGTTAACGTTCCAAGGGGTTGAAATTTATTGCGCGGACGGTGCTAGCAATAACGTGATTATTGCAACTTATTGGTACAACCTAGTAAATGTTCAGGATTTAACCGACGACGAACTTGGGTTCAATGTCGTGGACTTCATGAAGACGACATTAGACCGTAAGATTGGTGTACGTTGCGACTTCAAATTCCAACCTGACTACTCGATTTCAAATGAAATTTACTTCCATAAATTTTAATTAGTGGGGGAGTGTAACTCCCCTTTTTATTCATTTTAATACAAAAGAAATGGCATACTGCAATCCAATTACAGGAATCCCAGCTGGTTGTGCTGACAATAATTTAGGAGCGATAAAACGTGCGTTAATAGGTTCATTTGAAGACGTCTCTGCAATTACGGTTAATACAGTCGCACCCAATATAGGTAAAGTTACGGCAGTAACTAAAGGTGTAGGAAAGAAATTTGAAGAATTTGTTTTTAAAAAAGACACGTCTTCATTCTCCGAAGAAGCGGTAATCGACTTAGTAGCTGACACTCACGGCTGGAAGCAAACGGTAGAATTAGGCTTCCGAAGATTTGATTTAGTGAAGCGCAACGCTATAATGTTGCTAGCAGAATCAAGACGTGATTTAATTATCGTCGTTGAAGATTTTAACGGAGACTACTGGATGATCGGTTCAGACCAAGGGGCTAGGCTTTCGGCAGATTCTAGCACTTCTAACAACACTCGTGCAGGTGGGCAAATAACGACGTTGACTTTTACGGCAGACTACGAGAGATACAAGTTCTATAAAGTTGACCCTACTGTTGCGCAAGGGTTGTTAACGTAGTTTGTTTTTTAACAGAAAATGTTTAAATTCGCAAATGAGTAATTTCTGTTTAAATCTTAACAGCAGTAATAATGTGGCGTTGACGTTGGGAGAACTCTCTACGTTATTTGCGCCACATTATTTGTTTATTTTCACATCAAAATTTGAGGTTGCTGAGAATGTTAAAAAACTAACATTACAACCGATTTCAAGTAACATGCGCTGGGACTTGTGTCTGATTAAGGTTCAATCCATAGCGGACGGCATGTCAGGAGAAGTAAACTTGACGTATGGAGAATGGATGTACGAAGTAAGGGAATGCGCAACGGCAACACTCGATGTAAGTCTAGCAGGCAAGATAGTTCAACGTGGTTTTGTAATTGTTAAATAATTAACAAATGGGATATTTTTGGAACAAAAAAGAAGAATTAAAAAAGGAGGTTCATTGCTTGTATGCAATTGACACAGAAGGTACCGACTTGTCTAAACCTTTCATCAATGAAATATATGGCCGAGGAGGTGCATTCGTTCCATTTGGCGAGGAGAACTTATACCCTCAAATCATAAACCAACTATACCTATCTTCTCCGATGAATCAGGCTTGCATAAATTTCAAGACTTACTCCGTGTGTGGAAATGGTTACGAGTGGATAGATTTAGATCTTAAGAATTTAACGCAAAGGGTTGATATAAAACTATTTGAAAATAAAAATAATTTTGTATCGATTGTAAATAAATGGGTTACCGATTTTGTGAAACACGGTAGAGCGTATGCGCTCCTGCATTTTAACGGTTCTATTTTTGATTCGGTAAAGGAGGTTGACCCCGAGGAAATTAGATGTTCTCAAGTCACTCCATTTGAAAATGCAAAATACTTCTACTACTCCAATGAGTGGGGTCGTGGCAGTGCTAAATTGAAAATTTCAGCTTATTCACCAAAAAACACGGATGAATGGCAAATGTTAGAACTTAGGAATTATATAGGGGGGTCAAGAACCTATGGATTGCCAGATTATGCCAGTTCCGCTAATTGGGCTAAAGTTGGAGGAGATTTGTCCCTGATGCACAAATCTGCTATAGAGAATGGCATTCAGCCAAGTATGGTATTCCGTTACCCTTACATCATGTCGCCAGAGGAAAGAACTCAATGGGAGGAAGGTATGCGCCGAAATGCTAAGGGGGCAAGAAATTACGGGCGAGCGATGAAGGTAGAATCACTAGGCAAAGACCAAATGCCAGAAATGGACGTTGTAACCACCTCCTCAAATCATGATTTATTCGAGCAGACGAGCAAGGAATACAAAGAAGAGGTAGCAATCTCCCACGGCATAAATCCAGCGTTAATGGGGGTGCGTGTTGCGGGTTCGCTAGGGGCAACAGAAGAAATTGAATTTTCAGCAGAGCAGTTTAAAAAGATTTGGGTTTCCAAGAATAAGGCGATTTTAGAAGATTTCATAAATGACGTAATTAACTGCTTTTTGGATGCGAAAATAACTTTTAAAACAACGGATATTTTAACATTAAAAGAAGCAGTTGAACTGGATGGAACTGGCGAGATGGGCATTAAAAACAATGCCGTAAACGACAATCTTAAAGGATTGTCAGCAAAAGAAAACTTAGATATAATGCGCATTACAAGAGATTACTCTAAGGGTAAATTGAGTGAACCTATAGCTCGGACTAGACTCTTGGCTTATGGGTTTGATAGTGAATTGATAAACGAAATTTTGGACTGATGATATACTTTATTGATGAAAATTTTTTGAAAACAAACACGAGCATAACGGGTAACGTTGATGCACGTGATTTAGCACCGTTCATTCCCATTACATGCGAACTCATGATTGAGCCAATACTAGGCTACACATTTACAAATCACTTATTATCAGCGTTTAACAACGGTGCATTAACGACTGATGAGAATACATTAGTCGGGTTCATCAAGTACACCTTGGCATATTATTCAGCGTACGAGGCAGTTCCTAGTTTGTCTTTTAGGATTTCAAGTAAGGGTGTGCAGTCGCAACGTGGCGACTACTCTGATGCCGTTGGGATTGCTGAAATTGAATACCTACGAAATGGAATACTGAAGACTGCTAAGAGTTATGAGGGCAATCTTAGAAATTATTTGCGTGAAAATAAATCGCTATTTCCATTGTATAAAGACCCAACAAATGAGAGTATCACATCTCCAGACCAAGGGGGGGTTAAAAATAACACAACATGGCTGTAATTACGTTAAATCAATTAATCGAGGAAATTAAGGGTTTTGTCGACACGCACCCTCAACTACAGGGTCGATTAGCAGTTGAAGCAGACGATTGGCGTGCGCCTCAAATCACTGAATTTACTGAATTTCCCATAATGTTCATTGCTCCCATTTCTGCACGGATGACCCCAAATATTACCACGCACACAATGCGAGTTTACGTGTACATGCGAATTAATGAGAATCGTGATGATTTGCAGGATAACGCAAGTGATACCCAGCTAATTTTGAATGATTTAATTAAAAATTTTAACGATGGATCAAGTTCAGACTTGCTAATCATTCAACCAGCTACTGCAAACTTCTTGAGTGATAGGGAACTTGATAACTTAGTTGGTTGGTTTATCGATTTGGATTTTGAAATCCCAACGTACTCCCGTTGCCTAATTGACTAATGACTAATTTTTTAACAAATGACACAAAAATTTATTTTCATAATGACAGTACTTGCAACAGCTAATCTTACCACCAGCGCTGTACTATCCATTCTTTACATCTTCTTCGTGCTACTCGATACGGGTTTAGGACGGTTATGCGCCAGAAAAAAAGCGAAGAAGAAAGGCAAACGCCACCCACGGTTGGTTGTGACTTCAAAGAAGACACGATTAGGACTGCTCTCAAAGATTTTAATTTTCTTTGTTGTAATGAGTTTTGTTTTTGCAGTTGACCATTTTGTGATTGACGTTCTTTTGTTTTACTGGAAAAGTACATTTCCTTTCCACTACATTGGTACGGCTGTGTTTGTATTGATATTCATAAGCTGGGAAATCGATTCTATAGACGAGCATGTGTATTATTTGACTGGATTTACTATTCTTGAAAAAATAAAGACGACCATGAAAAAAGGTAAAGAGCTAGTATTTAAGGCTCTACTAATGAGGAAACAAGCTAGGGATTTGGAATAAAAAAAGAGGTTTTTCAACCTCTTTTCTCACTAAAGAAAACCAACCTAAAATAATCGTATTATATGACGAATCAAATATACTAAAAAAAAATG